TGTAGATTTTCTTCCTTGCTCCATATTACGCCGGATAATTTCGATATTAGCTACTGACTCTTTCCATGCAAGAAAAGCAGCTTTAGCAGCCTTGGTCAATCCAGTGACTGGCACATCTTTCTGCAACAGGTCTGTTAAGTTTGTGAATGCAGTCGCAACTTCCTGTTGTAGAGCAGTTGTAATCTCCGGCGATACTCCCTTGAACCGAAGTTTTGGAATTTTATCCAAAAGAAATGTTAAGCGAGCATCTGCAGCATCAATATCACTCAAAAACTGGTCAAGGTCAGTAAGTTGTAACGGCGGCATTATTTGACCACCGAGATTCTGGAGCTTGACCCTTAATTCATCAGTTATTGTCTGTGCTGCTAGGAGCTTCTGGGATAATTCCTCAGTCTCCACATCTAAAGGGAGAGGATGAAATTCTAATCTAAATTCTTCTCTTGCCTTATCTGCAAAATCCTGAATAAAAGCTTTCAAATCTTGTTTTTTCTCAGCTAGTTCAAATTCCAAAAGCTCCTGTGGCCCGGCTGCTACCTTTGATTGTGTTTTTGCAAGGTTTTTTAAGTCTTCCGTCAGTCCCTTAATGTCCTCACGAAAATCCTCTACTCGTTGTTCATCAGTAGGCTTGATGAATCTTGCCAAAGCATTCGCTGCGTCCGTAAGAGCATCAATTAAGCCGCTCTCTGCCAAAGACACTTTTAATAAGAACCACGACGTTGTAAGACGACCAATTGCTGCCTGCAAACTTTTCATGGCTGATGGTATTTGCGGCCCAAAGGTTTTTTCCATTTCCTTTGCCATTGCAGGCAACAATTTTTCAGGAAGCAACTTACCTAACTTCAGCATTTTATCTAGTGCTGCAGTTGTTATGCCAATAGAACGTGCTGCAATTTGGAAAGCACCAGGCAACACGTTCCCCAATTGTCTACGAATTTCCTCGGTTTGTACGCGGCCTTTAGAAATTATTTGCTCGAAAGCAACTAATGCACTTGTCGTTTGAGCTGTTGTAAGACCAAGAACTATGGCAGCCTTTGACATGGCAAGAAAAATGTCTCTAACACCTTCTCCATGTAGTGACGTACCCAATGCGGCAGCAGACAACCTGCCAAACATAGTTGCAGAGCTTTGAAGATCAATACCAAGCTTTAGAGATGTTGCTGAAAGGAATTGGAATTCCTTTTTTGCTGCAGCAGCACTACCAGTAGCTACTTTTAACGCACGGTCAATTCTCTGCATCGACAATGCGGCCTGCACTAAACCCCTTACCATTTGAGCGGCAAACCTAATACCAATTAGTGCAATCAGCCCCTTGAATGCTTTGGTCATAATAGACGATGCCCGGCTCATGCTCTTTGACATACGCCGCGCTGCTTTTTCAGTTGTTCGCGCTGCTCTTTCCATAGCAATACGCAGCTTTACGTCATTAGCAGTGAGGGTAACACCAACTGTACCGGCACTCTCAGCCATCAGATTTTCCCATTTGTTTCATAACCTCAATTTGATCCTGCATAGACTGTGGATTAGACGTTGAGACTTTACCGGCAAAACCAGATAAAAAGTCCTCTGCCTTAACTGTCCTTTTGTCAGGAAGGATACGACCAGACATATTGGTAATCTGTGCCATCAATGCTGCCGTACGCTTGTTATCACCTTCCTCCGGTGGCTCGATCTTGAAATACGCCTGCCAATAACTGAATTCCCGCCAAGACATATTCATCTCTGATATTGTCTTGCCGAGCATCAACGCCAGCCTAAACACTCCTAAGAGTGCTGGCTGGCTCATCAGTTTTTTTCTGCGTCGTCACCAGAAAGTGAAGAGATTTCCTGATAAAGAAACATCAAGGGAACCCGGTTCTTCTTCACAAGTTTTGGAATGTCTGAGTCAGAGAATACGTGTTTGCCAGATTCTTCATCAACTATGCCCCACACAACAATCTGCGCTACCTGCTCTGCGGTAATTGTTGGTTTTTCATCACTGACGTTAGTAATCATGGCAAATAATTGCATTCCATGATCTAAATCAAGTTCACGAATAGTTACATCCATGTCCCATTGATCGACCTTAACCACCTTTGTTTTTAAGTCATTCAAACCTAAAATATCAGATGCTTTCACAATTAACTCCAGACTATTGTTCCTGTGATGCGACCAGAAATAGACGCCATGATCTGAGATTCAGCAGTTGTCTCGCTTAATTCAAAAGTAAGCAACACGAGATCAAACTGTGCATTGGTCAGCGGTGATGTCTGCCAAACCATGCGAAGATTCACGGTGTCTCCAGCATCCACAGATGTCCTCAATGATATTTGCTCCGTATTATCGGAAATCCAATTCACATCGAACTCGACGTTATTGCCTTCAGCTAGTCCTGCAATAAACTCTTTAGCTGTACTATCAAGATTCGTTACATCTACTTCAGGATTTGTGGCTCCAATAGGCCCGCAACGCAAAACCTCTGCTATGGTGGTGTAAACCTGTGGCGAGGCACCACTGCCAAGCTGTAGAGTTGCACCTGATCCAAGAATTGCTAATGTCATATTTTGTTACTCCAATAAAAAAGCCGCCGATTGGCAGCCACAATAAAAAGACCCCGTTAGGGGCCTTAATTAAATTACTTGTTGAGAATCGTTAATCCATGTTTGTCCATATGCGATATTGATGCATAATCCAATGCGTTACGCGATCACCATCCTGGTCGTGAAAATCTGTTTCCATATCGAGCTTCACATGCCGAGCTATCAGCGTTCCCCATGTGCCAGAATACCCATGCAAAACATCCCTTACCTCATCAGCAAGAGTCTTAGCCTGTGAGTATGTCTTAGCCACACAATCAACCTGCATCAATACATCGGTAACACCAACAGCCCCATCTATCGCATGACTTCGAACTGTAGATATTCGTTGATATCGAATAGCTGGAAATATTACCTGTTCCGGCAATCGTGGATAAATTCTGCTATTAGCAATCGTCTGCCCGGAAAGCTTTGAAAACAATCCCTTTTCCAACGCCGCACTCATTTCTTTCTAGCTCTCCTTGCCTCGCGTCTTACTGCTGACAATATTTTCTTTTTCAGCGTTGGTACTAATAAGCGCTTGTAACTTCCTGCGCCGGCATGTAGAGCTGGACGCATAAACGGTTTTGCTGAGACTCGTCCTACCACTTTGCCGCCCTTCCCTTTCGCTCCACCCACCACAATGTCATGGCCAAATTCCACTAAATGAGCATGACGAAGGCCATAGGTAAATATGCTTGGGTTTATCTTTTTACCGCGTCCAAGCCAATAGTGATTTATATACTTCGCAATAGCAGCAGGATCTTTTCTGACCGGCCCGATCCAAACACCTGCAGTCGCCCCTTGCTCTCTGGCAAACTTTAGCGACATCACCCGAGAATTCATTGCCTGAGATAATGACCCAGAGCCTGCAGAAAACATTGCCGTAATTTTGGCCTTGTCAAGAATCGTGGGCTTTGCAGCAGCTTTTATGGCGGCGTTCAATACCTGTCGTTGGCGCTTAGGCTTATTTGGCCAAGCAGCGCGCAGTGCCCTGGCAACTTCAGGCCCGCCAGTTATATTGAAATTAACTGACACCATTACAAATGCTCCCGCGCTAATATTTCTAATTCTGCGCGACGATGGTCACGCGGTATGACAGATCGAATATCGTAGATGTGGCCATTCCACACAGCACGATCTTTCGGCCCTAATGAATCTAGTTCACTTCTGCTGCGCGTGACAATACGATGATCAATGTCGGCAATAGCCTGATCTGCCTTAAACCTTTCAGCACCCCTGATAGGTTGAATGAGCGCCCATGACGTACATATATCAGACCACGACTTGTCCGGCTCACCGAAATCGTCTTTGGCTATTACGGCTTTCTGAAACGTAACCCTGAACCTGCGCTCACCGACGCTCACCTGAATGTCACCGCACGAAATGGCGAAATCAGAGCCTCTACCGCAGCCGGTGCATCAACACTCGTCTCACGATGTTCGTAATAGTTTCCAGCCAGAATCATAACGGCCCGATGTAACTCCTGTGGCACATCGCTGCTGTCACCAGCCTTAAACCGAACCGTAACTGCATCAGGCACTCTCCTGACAGTCGGCCAGGTTATTTCGAAGGCAGGGACGATATAACTGCCATGTCTTCGTGCAGCAATAATATATTGACTTGTTGCCAGAGTTTGAGTTACTCCGTCATCGTCAACGTATGTGATGCTGATGGTTTCTGGCGATCCTTGTGATTGAACCGGATTCAACGGAAAATCAATTCTGTGTACGCCATATTTTCGCGGCCACCCATAGTCAATTCCGTAGTCCCATGTCTGATCCATGATGACGTGATGCGTCTGCCCCTCTATCCATTGACGGGCGGCGGTAATGCAAGTTGCGATATAAGCATCATCATCATCGGTATCGATGCGAAGATGCAGCTTTTGATCGTCAAGCTCAACCGGCTCCGCCGTAACATCTGTTACTATAGTTAAAGCCATTAAATTGCCTCGAATAAATGTTTGATTGGCCTGCCCTCACGAATTTCATCGTGGTGCCATTGTGTCCATGCAAGCCAGCGCATCCAGGGGAGTCTATTGGGCGTTATAACCCTGTCCGGTGCGTGACTGGTAACATCCCATGCCATTGCCTGCTCATCCATTGTCACGGCAGGAATACCTTGCAGTACAGCATCAACACACACAGACGAATTCAGCGTCACAACCAGTTTGCAATCAGTCCAGTCTTTTGCCAGTGGTCGTGTCGTTGGATTTGCCCCTCGAGGGTGCTTACGAAAATGTGTTGTATCCCCTACAACCTTTCCATACCATTCCTCAAC